TACCACCCCTGATGATATACACCTTAATATTAAGGATGTTGTTTACTTTGTTGCTTTTGTTGTATCTTTATTAACTGCGTGGTTTAAATTAAAGCACGACAACGACAAGCAAACAGATCAAATTAAACACTTGAAACAAATGGCAGAGTCTTATAAAAGTGATTGTGATTTAGCGTTTATGAATGCTAAACATAGTCGTGCTGCTATTCGTAAGGATTATGATGATAAATTTGATAGGGTAAGGGTGGACTCTAAAGAAACCAAAGACGCTCTAAACACTCAGATAACGGAATTAAATACCAGTCTTACGGCTGTAAAAACAGATACAGCAGAAATTAAGGGAATGATCTCAACGCTTTTAAACAAAAAATAAATGGGAGATTTAAGCAAAAATTTTAGTAAGTCAGAATTTGATTGTAATAGTGGATGTGAAATGCCTGAAGATGTTTTTGAAAACGTAGAAGTTCATGCACAGAATTTACAAACTATTAGGGACTTTTTAAATGAGTCTATAAAAATAAACTCAGGGTACAGGTGCCCTAGTTACAATTCTAAGGTAGGAGGGGCATCTAAATCTCAACACCTTACCGGAAATGCAAGTGACCTGGTTGCACACAATCACACCCCGAGTCAACTCGCAGACATTATAGAGGGGTTAATAAGAATAGGCGCTATTGAAGAGGGTGGACTTGGAAGATACAACACATTTACTCACTATGACCGTAGAGGGACTAAGGCTAGGTGGGACAATACAACAAATTAAAAAAAGAAAAAATGAAAAATAGATTAATTTCAAACTATGTAACTACAATTTTAGGTGTGGTAATCCTCATCTTTTGTGGTGTAATGATGTTTATGGAAAAAGCTACAGCTTCTGAACTTTCAGGATGGTTAGCTGTGGGATTAATGTTTCTAAGATCTAAAGATTCTTTAATTGCGCTTCCCAAGGACGATAAATAGTGAAAAAAGATTGGCTCTATAAGGTCATTATACTAGCGTTATTTTTATTACTATTATTTCTTCAGTTCTGTGATAGAACCGTAAAGCCCGTAGAGGATGAGACAATATTAGAGCATACGGTAGATAGTATTTTTATTCCCGGTAAACCAGATACTTTATTTTATCCTGACTCTATTCCTTATGAGGTTAAGGTAAAGGAATATGTGTATTTAGAAAAAGTTGACTCTTCTAATGGAAGTGTTTTAAAGGTTTATACAAACCCTATAGAGGATTCTTTAATTTCAGGAACTATTACAACGGAGATTAACGATTCTTGCAAAATCACTAATCAAACATTAACTTATAACCCTAAGTTTCCTAAGTATATTTTAAGAACGGATACGTTTAAAATATTAGATAAAAAAGTTATTCAAAAAAATAAATTAAAAATATTTGGGGGGCTAGAAATAGGAGGAAGCAAAAATCAGTTTAATTTTGGTCCTAAAATATCTTTACTAAGTAAAAGAGATTTATTGTATTCTTATAACTATGACATTATTAATAATACACATAATGTGAGTTTTATGTATAAAATTGTCAATCCTTTTAAGAAAAAATAAAATTTAATTAAATGAATGAAATCCAAGGATTAGAGTCTTTTGGAATTGGTGACAACTTTGAGGTGGCTGTATCAAAATTAGAACGGGACTTAAGAGCTATATCTGACGGTAGAGACATAGTATGTGGGTCTGAAGACAAGCCCGTGGTAAATGACTTAGAAGAATTACCTATTGATCACTTCTTTATGGAAGGGGTGTACGTTAGGAGAATGATAATGTATCGGGGTCAATTAGTTATAGGGCATATACATAAACACAAACACATGTGCTTTCTCTTAAAAGGACATGTTAGTGTGGCAAGTAGAATAGGTGTAGTAGAACACAAAGCTCCATGTTATTTTATATCTGACCCAGGAGAAAAAAGAGTAGTGTATGCTCATGAAGAGTCACATTGGTATAATACTCATAAAAACCCCACCAATACTGAAGATGTGGATGAGTTAGAAAGGGCAACCGTGGCTTTTAGTTACGAGGAGTACAATAAGTATAAAAAAGAACAAGATGAAAAGAGGAGAGGATAAGTATGGTCCTAATATATATTCGCTAGGAATTCGATTATATAGGAGAAAATTATATCGAACAAGAAAGTCTATAGTCAAGAGTTTGCGGGGAGAAAAAAATATTACTATAATTTAGTATCTTTACAAAAACTTACAGCATGAGTAAATTAGGACGAGAAGAAAGAAAAAAGCGAAAGCGTAAATCAAAACTTGTATCATACATAAAACCTGGTACCGAACATCACAACAGTCCAACTCAGGTGGTGTCTACTAAGCGTAGATACAAAAAGGCTTTAAAAGATTATGAAAAATCTTTAAAGAAAAAACAGAAAGTTAAAAAGAGTAGAAGAATAAGAGCAACATTTTAATTATGGCAAAGATAAGTACATACGCGGTAGTTACACCTATAGGTACCGATAAGGTAATAGGAACGGACGTAGATTCTAGCAACGCTACCAAAAATTTTACTATTCAAAGTATTGCGGATTTTGCTGCCACTGGTGGATATATCTACCCTAGGTTTAATGTAGTCGCCACTTCGGCTGCTACTTCAGCTCCCGCGGCTGGAGACTTTGTGTTAATATCTATTGACAACCATACATGTACTTTACCTACCGCTGTAGGGATAACTGGAAAAGTGATCGGTGTTTATCAGGCGTCTCTTTTTTCAGGAACTATTACTATTGCCACCACTGGAGCGGAAACCATTAATGGGGCTGCTACTTTAAATGTACCAAGTCAATACTCTAAATATATGTTGATGAGTGATGGTGCTAATTGGGTGATAATAGGAGATTAAAATATAATAAAATACAATATAATGAGTAAAAAAAGCAAAATGACCGAAGAAGAGGTCAAAGAGCTTCGTCAATTGAACGAAGAGGTTTATAGGAGTTTGTTGGAGATAGGTGATATCTCGGCAGGCATATCTCGGCTTGAAAAATCTAAACAAGCCGCACTTTTTAACCATGAAACATGTAGGCATAAATTAAAGACCAAACAAGAAGAGTTAATTGAAATTTATGGCGAAACCAATGTAAACTTAGGCACAGGAGAGTTGGCACCTATTGATGAGAAATGATTCGCAAAGTATCAATAGGGAATGATTATAAATCCTCTATGAATTATGTTGTTGGTCAGTCGGTTTTAAAATATTATATTATATATTTGATAAAAAAGGGCGATGACGGTTCTATAGAGATCTTTGTTAAGCACAATAACGGGGAGATTTTTTTATGGAAAAGCGTGAGTGTTACAATGCCTTTTTCAGTTGAATATAATATAAGTTTTTAATGAAATCACCATACTGCTTTGTAGTAAAGCCTAGAAATAACGTTAGATACGACAACGTAAGCTCTTACGGAGACGGTAGTTTAATTACTAGTGTTTCACAAGAAGATCATCATGCAACAAATAGACACGCTATAGTTCTTTCAGCTCCATTAAATTATGATGGTCCTATTAAGAGGGGTGATACCATTATAGTTCACCACAATGTGTTTAGAAAGTATTATGATATGAAGGGTCAAGAAAAGTCGGGTCCCTGTCATTTAAAAGATGACATATACATTGTGGAGCCTGATCAAATATATCTTTATAAATCAAATAATAACTGTTCCAGATGTACTAACACTTGGAAGTCTAATTTAGATTATTGTTTTGTTAGGCCTAAACAAAAAAGTCAAGGCGATGTACTTAGTTTAAGCACTGAGGAGGAGTTGATAGGAGAGATGGTATATTCTACTAACTATTTAAAAGAAATGGGAATAAAAGTAGGTGATGATGTATCTTTTTTACCTGATTCTGAGTATAAGAGGATATTATTAAATATGATACAGAGGATGACCTAGCGGCTGATAGACTAAAAAACGCTGCAGCTAGTAAAAAGCTAGCAATTTTTGATGCATTTGAAATATTACGGAGAATAGAAGAAGAGAAAGCTTTATTAGAAGGTACGTCCATGCCTGTGAAAACATCAAGTGGATTTGCTGAAAAAAACTCTAAATGATAGATCCGTTATATACAGTAAAAGAAAATTACATACCTAATCGAGTTCTTTTAGCTAAGAATAAAAAAAAGTCATGGAAGTATGGTTATGATGAAAAGTATGATATAGTAATTATTTCTAAAGACGGAACTATTGGTGAAGTTTATGATATATCGGGGCTAATCGTAGGCCTTCCAGCTGCTCCTCAAAAATTACCTAAAAAAGATAATAAGTGGGTGTATAAAGAATACCCTCATCAATTAAAAAAGATTAGAACGATTTTTGATTGGAATAAAAGAGATGATTTATTTAAATCTCAATGGGTAGATTATATTGAAGATGAGTTCAACAAAAGAGATCAGGGTCATTGGTTTATGAATAATAGTAAACCCACTTACCTGACGGGAACTCATTACATGTATTTACAATGGACGAAAATTGATGTAGGAAGGCCTGATTTTCGGGAAGCTAATAGAATTTTTTATATTTTTTGGGAAGCTTGTGTAGCTGATCCTAGATCCTTTGGAATGTGTTATTTAAAGAATAGGCGTTCTGGATTTTCGTTTATGAGTTCTTGTGAAGCCGTTAACACCGCTACTATTAGTAGAAACGCTAGAATAGGTATCCTATCTAAAACAGGAACCGATGCAAAAAAAATGTTCACCGACAAGGTGGTTCCAATATCTAACAATTATCCATTTTTCTTTAAACCCATACAAGATGGTATGGATAAACCTAAGACAGAGTTAGGATACAGGGTCCCTGCTTCTAAAATAACTAGGAACAACTTAGACCGCGTAGAGGAAGTTCATTTAGATGGACTAGACACTGTGATAGATTGGAAAAACACTTCGGACAATAGTTATGATGGTGAAAAATTAAAACGGCTAGTACATGATGAAAGCGGTAAGTGGGAGCGTCCAGAAAACATTAAAAACAATTGGCGAGTAACTAAAACCTGTTTGAGGTTAGGTCGTAAAATAGTGGGTAAATGTTTAATGGGGTCTACTTCTAATTCGCTTGCTAAGGGGGGACAAAACTTTAAAGATCTATTTGAAGATGGGAAAGTGTCTACAAGAAACTCTAATGGACAAACAAAAACAGGATTGTATTCATTGTTTATTCCTATGGAGTGGAATTTTGAAGGGTATTTAGATGAGTATGGATGGCCTGTATTTCACACTCCTGAAGACCCTGTAATGGGAATAGATGGAGAACTAATAAAAACAGGTGTTATAGATTATTGGAACAATGAAGTTGAGTCTTTAAAAAGTGATCCTGACGCATTAAATGAGTTTTATCGTCAATTTCCTAGAACTGAATCTCACGCATTTAGGGATGAAAGTAAGAACTCTATTTTTAATCTTACTAAAATATATCAGCAACTAGACTACAATGAGAATCTAATAAAAACTCACTACCTAACAAGAGGCGGTTTTCATTGGAAAAATGGGGAATTAGATTCGGAGGTGATATGGTCTCCTGACACGCGCGGGAGATTTATTGTGTCATGGATTCCTAAAGAAAGTATGCGAAATAATGTAATGGTCCGAAACGGAGTAAAACATCCTGGGAATGACCATATAGGTGCTTTTGGTTGTGACCCTTACGATATTTCAGGAACCGTAGACGGTCGAGGATCTAATGGATCTTTGCACGGTAAAACTATGTTCAACATGGATGAAGCTCCATCTAATGAATTTTTCCTAGAATATATAGCTAGGCCACAAACAGCAGAAATATTTTTTGAAGATGTATTGATGGCGTGTGTTTTTTATGGCATGCCTATATTGATTGAAAACAATAAAGCACGTATATTGTATCACTTTAAAAATAGAGGATATAGGAGGTATTCTATGAATAGGCCCGATAAAACATTTAACAGATTATCTAAGACGGAAAGAGAGTTGGGGGGTATTCCAAACTCTTCAGAAGATATTAAACAAGCTCATGCTAGTGGAATTGAAAGTTATATTGAAAGATATGTAGGGTTAGACATGAGTGGTGAGTATAGACCGTCTGATGATATGGGTATTATGTATTTTAATAGAACGCTAAAGGATTGGGCTCATTTTGACATTACAAAAAGAACAAAACATGATGCATCTATTAGTTCTGGATTAGCCATTATGGCTACCAACAAACACCAGTTTACTCCTAAAAAAGAAGAGTCAAAAATAAGCATTACCTTTGCAAGATATAGTAACACAGGCACATCTAGCGAAATTATTAAGTAAATGAAGGAAATAAGCACAATTTTAAATCCGATTAGCTTCCCTAATCAACTAGCATCCGATGAAGAAAAAAAGACCCCTGAATATGGCTTAAGAGTAGGTCAAGCTATTCAGTATGAGTGGTTTAAGAGAGATGGAGGCACGTGTGGGTATTATAGTCGATGGATTGAATTTAACAACAGAAGATTATATGCACGAGGAGAACAAGGAATTGCAAAGTATAAAAAAGAAATAGCTGTAGATGGTGATTTATCTTACTTAAATCTTGATTGGACTCCCGTCCCTATAATCCCAAAATTTGTAGACATAGTTGTTAATGGTATGATGGACAGAATGTTTCATGTCAAGACTTACGCCCAAGACGCTATATCTTCTGACAAAAGATCTAAGTATCAGCAAGAGATAGAAACAGACATGATTTCAAAACCCATGTTGATGTCTATTGAGCAAAACTTTGGCGTTGATGCTTTTAGTACTGATAAAGAAGATTTGCCTGAGACTACTGAAGAACTACAACTTCACATGCAATTGAAGTATAAACCATCTATTGAGATAGCTGAAGAAGAAGGTATAAACACGTTGCTTGAAATGAATCATTATCAAGACACTCAAAGGAGGTATAATTATGATTTAGTAAATTTAGGAATAGGTGTTGTTAAGCATGAATTTCTACTTGGAGATGGAGTAAAAGTGCATTATGTAGATCCCGCTACTTTTGT